AGACACACCAGATACTTTACCATATCGTATATAGTCATTAACTTGATCTGCATTAAGATCCCCAAACTCAGGGCCTAGAGAACCACCATCACCGGCAATGTTACCAAGTAGACTTTGCATTCTACCTGCATAGTCTTGCTTTGTTTCCATTTGTGACTCGTATTTATTCAAAGATCCGTCTTCGTTTACAGTTTGAAATGTTGCACCTAAACCATTGTTAAAGTCTACTACACCGTCCATACCAAACTGCTGTATGTATTCTTTATCTTTCTGCCTTTCAGCTGCATTTCTTTGAGCTTGTATAATAGTCATATCAGATGTCAAGTATCTGTAGCTCTCGTTAACAGCTAAGCTTGCATCTTCATAGTTACCTTGCTCTATAACAGATCCTAGCTGATCTGTAATGTTACCTCTGATTGCATCTCGTAGTCCAGCAGCATCATCGCCTTCTGTAAGCTCCATTTGGTTTACAGTTTTAAGCATAAGATTAGTAGCCTCTTCGTTTTTATCATAGGTCTCCCTATAGATCTTTGCTACATCTCTAAAGTTCTGCACGCCAGGATCTGTAAAAGTAGATTTATACTCAGACATTCCTGATATTATATCATATTTCCCCATTTTGTTCAGTATTTAATTCTTCGTTACTTTCTTTCTGTAGCTCTTCAACTGTCTTTTTATCCATTCCAAGCTCTACTAGATTCTCAAAAAACTTATCATTAAGTGAGTTTCTTCCACCAGCCATTGCAGTAGCATATTGCTCCATCTGCTTATAAGCTAACTCATACTTAGTAGCATCATTTAGAGATGTGCTGATAGCATTAGTAAACTTATCCATAAGTTGTATTCTACCTTTCTTAACAGATGTTTGTAGTTGTAGATTTTCTAGATCTGCAGTATACTTATTCTTAACATTTGTCATCTCAGCAACTAAAGCATTCTTAACGTTCTCTTTATCAACCGCTAAGTTAGCTTTTGTTTCTTGATTAATTTTAGCATTTTCAGATTTTTGTAACATCTCACCTTGTTTAGACAGTAGAGCTATCTTAGCAATAGGATCAGTAGTTTGACTAAGAGCTGCTTTAGTTCCTTCTTGAATCATCTTTCTCTCTGCCTCATTACTAATACGTATCTTACTAAGTCTTTGAGGAGTAATTTTATCAGCTGTTATTTTCATATCCTCTAACTCATTAAGATTTTTTCTACCTGATAATAAGTTAGCACCGTACGCTCCCATACCTAGCAATGTTCTAGCCTGTCTACTATTAAGTCCTAGCCTGTCTAGTATACCAGGATTTATATCACCATCATCTGTCTTAATCTCATCTGTCTTTTTAAACTCTTCTTCAGAAATTGGTTTAGACATTGTAGGACCACTCTGAGGGAAAACGTCATCTATAGTCTTAAGAGGTATCTCTCTAAACTCAAAGTTTGGATCAGGAGTTCTTTCTTCTACCTTTGGTTTTTTATTTTCTGTAGTTGTAGTTGTTTCTTCTACTGGATCTTTCTTAAATGGATTTATCGGATTACCATCTTCATCAAATTTAAGATTTTTATCAACATCGTCTTGATCTCCTACCACACCAAAGCCCTGTGTAATCATTCTATCAAAGTTATCAGCTAATGCTTTTTCTCCCATCTTAACTTGTTTTTCAAATCTAGCAACGTCATAAGGAGAAGCTCCCATCCCTGGTATCATAGCATTCTTTCTACTCTCAATAGTATTTGCAAGATTTTTCTTAGCCGCATTAACATTTCTTTGCAGCTGGTCATACACATAAGGATTAGACAAATCACCAAGATATGCAGGATTAAACGTAGCCATTGGGTTATCTGCAGTTCCAAACTGATTACCGTATTGAAGTGTTAAGGCTCTACCTATAGCAGACTTACTTCCACTAAAAGGATCTGTCATACGAGAGCCTGCTTGTATATTATCACGTTCCATACCATAGTAATTAGGTCTTGGTATAAGTTCTCCAGTGTTTCCATATAAAGGAGTACTTGCACCTGAACCAAAATAGTCTTGTTTGTAAGGAAGTTTAAAGTCTCCATTACCATACATTTTATAACCGCCTTCTGCTTTTTTCATAAGCTTCTTAGCTAACTGCCCAGTTCTCTTTGACTGTGCTGCATGCATTTGAGAAGCCTTAGTAAGTTGTTTAGATATTTCTTGAAGGTCTTCTCCCATACCACCATCCTCAAAACGATCCTTTACTTGATCATATATAGCTTTACCTACATCATAAGTTTTTTTAATTGTTCCAGGTATTCCTCTAAAATTGGTAAAATCTGGAGCTTGATTAAATGTAGTCCTTAAACTTGATTCATACATACTAGGACTAAATCCATAATTAAGTTTTTCTAATACATTAAGACTACTATAAGGAGCATCATTCATAGATGCAATCATAGTCTCGTCATAGCTAGGTGTAGCTGTTACTTGTGACCTATTATCAGGCATTGGTATATTAAGATTAGGCATGTTTTGGAGAGTTGTAGGAACTCCGCCTTCTCCATACATTTCTCTAACCATACCTCCATCTCTTTTCCCAACTTTTTTCTGTGCTGCTGTGTGAGACGCAGTAAACGATGCACCATTTTTCATAGCATTAACCATCTCTTGTATATGATCTTTGCTGTGATGCACAGAGTGTTCTTTTAATGTTGATGCCTGTCTAGATGTTAACCCTTCTGTGCTAACACCCTTTACATTAAATCCACCCTTTTTAGCTATATTTGTTGGACTTCTGTCTTTATCATTTCTGCCAGCTATCTTTTCTTGTAGCTTAGCAAACATTTGTTTTGCATTCATATTCATACCTCCTGATTTTCTATAGTCTTCAGCAAATGTATTGCCTGTACTAGGGTTCTTTAAATGGTCAGAGAAGTAATACTCTCTCATAGAACCATTATTATCCATTACTTTTGTTATAACTTCGCCAGGCATAGCTACTCCATTTTTCATACCCCCACCTTCTAACTCTGTGTTAGGATCTCTCATTACTCCGCCTTGCTCATGTGTAGGACCATATACTATCATATCTCCTCGATTATTCATAGGTTTAATACCGCCCATTTCACCTTGATATGTAGTACCATACTGTGAAGATGATGGTCCAATATTCTTCATAAAATCTTGTTTTCCACTAACAAAATCTGTATATTTAGTTCTTGCATCTTCTTGCACTATCTCTTCTTGCTCTCTAGCTTCATTTCTATCTCTAATTCCTTTATATAAAGATTTACCTAATCCAAATGTACCACCAATAGCTGCTCCAAGACCTGCACCTATTGGACCTAAAAGGCTTCCTATCATAGCTCCTGTACCCGCACCAGAGCCTGCGCCAGATAATATATCTCCACTAATCTCTCCAACATTATAGGTAGTTTCATCCTTATCATCTGCAAGATAACCTATACCTTCACCTACTAGATAAGCAGGTAGTGCATAAGGACTTATAGTATTACCAACATTTGCTATTCCTGACAATGTGTTACTCCCAGATACTGCACTGGTAAGAGCTTGAGCTGCTTTACCTGGTGCAGCTTTCCCTAAAGCTTCAAAGCCTTCAGGAATCGCTTCCCCTGGGTTAAGAGACATTCCTTGTCCTGTAGTAGGATTAAATATAGATTGAGTACCTTTTTCTACCGTACCAACAAAAGCTTTACCTCCTCCAGGTAGTGTAGGGTTTATAGCTTCTGCAAAGCTACCTACGTCAGGGCCTTTTTTAAATACATCTTTAGCTTTGTCTTTTATATTTGTACCTTCTGCAGATCTAAACTTATTTAATAACTTTGATGTGCCCTGTTGTAAATTAGCTTTATTTTCAGCCTCATTCATAGCAGCTATGTCAGCAAGATAACTTTCTCTTTGCTGTTTTTCCATATCTGCCTGTTGTTGATATTGAGAGCCATAAGCTTGCATATATACTGATTGGTTCTCATTTAGACCTGTAGCTTCTAAAATATTTGGACCATACTCCTGTTGTCCATATCCCGCATCTTTATATT